AACTATACGAACAGATAGATTATAATGAGGAGATGTCTAGAACCTTAGGAATTACAACCGGTAATTTTCAATGGGTAAATGGAATTAAAGATTCTCAAGTTATATTCTATCCAGATCCAAAAGGTAGATTTAAAGTTAGTTGGGTTCCACCTCAACAACTGCAAAACAGAGTGGTACTTAAAAATGGTATTAAATATCCTGGTAACGAGCACATGGGAGCTTTTGGTTGTGATAGTTACGATATATCAGGTACAGTAGATGGAGTTGGATCGAAAGGAGCGTTACATGGCTTAACTAGATTCAGCATGGAAGATGCTCCGGCTAACAGTTTCTTTTTAGAATACTTATCAAGACCACCGACAGCTGAGATGTTTTTTGAGGACGTTCTAATGGCTTTAGTTTTTTATGGGATGCCTATACTCGCAGAGAACAATAAACCTCGTCTCTTGTATTACCTGAGACGTAGAGGATATAGAGGTTTTAGTATGAACAGGCCGGACAAAATTTGGAACAAGTTATCTGTAGCAGAAAAAGAAGTAGGTGGTATACCTAACTCTTCAGAAGATATTAAACAAGCTCATGCGGCAGCGATTGAGATGTATATTCAAGGTCACGTTGGTATGAAGCAAGACGGTACGTTTGGCGACTTGTATTTTAACGAACTGTTAAACGATTGGGCAAAGTTTGATATAAACAAAAGAACAAAACATGATGCGTCAATAAGTTCTGGTTTAGCTATTATGGCTAACAATAGACATTTATATAGACCGAACGCTAAGGTTGAAAAACAACAACTAAATTTAAACATTTCTAAGTATACTAATACTGGAAGTAATTCACAAATAATCAAATAATAAATATGGCAGAGTCTGGCATTAAAAGTTATTTCCCGAGTCAAACAGTAAGTGATGCTGAAAAGCTAAGTTACGATTATGGTTTGAAAGTAGGTAAAGCTATAGAACAAGAGTGGTTTAACAACGACAGGGGTTCTAATAGATATAAAAGTAATCATAATGATTTTCATAATCTAAGATTGTACGCAAGAGGCGAGCAGTCTATACAAAAATATAAGGATGAGTTATCTATAAACGGTGATTTGTCCTATTTAAATTTAGACTGGAAACCAGTTCCAATTATATCTAAGTTTGTGGATATAGTTGTAAATGGTATTGCTGAAAGAACATACGATATAAAGGCATTTTCACAAGATCCATTTGGAGTTGCTAAAAGAACAGAGTATATGGAAAATATACTTAGGGATATGGATGGCAAGGCTTTTGACAATCAGTCAGCTGTTTATGGTGTAGATTCTAGAAGTAGCAAAATGGAACAAAAAGATTTACCGGAAAGTAAAGACGAACTTAACGTTCACATGCAACTCAGTTACAAGCAGTCTATAGAAATAGCAGAAGAACAGGCTTTAAACACGCTTTTAAACGGTAACAATTATGAACTTATTAAAAAAAGATTTTATCACGATCTTACTGTTTTAGGTATTGGCGCTGTTAAAACAAATTTTAACACTTCAGAAGGAGTTGTTATAGATTACGTTGACCCAGCTAGCTTAGTGTACTCTTATACCGACTCCCCTTATTTTGAAGATATATACTATGTTGGTGAAGTTAAAACTATACCTGTAAATGAACTAGCAAAGCAATTTCCTCATTTATCAGAAAGTGATCTTGAAGATATAATGAAAAATAAATCTAACAATAGGTCTAATTACAATTCAAGACATAGTTACAATAAAGAAGACAACAACACTGTTCAAGTTTTATATTTTAATTATAAAACCTACATGAATGAGGTTTATAAAGTTAAAGAAACAGCCACTGGATCAGACAAAATTATATCAAGAGACGATCAATACAACCCGCCAAGTGATATGGAAGGTGGTTATAGTAGAATGATTAGATCTATAGAGTGTCTTTACGAGGGCGCCATAATTTTAGGTACTGACAAATTACTAAAATGGGAGATGGCTAAGAACATGATGAGACCTAAAAGTGATTTTACTAAAGTTAAAATGAATTATAATATTGTTGCTCCTAGAATGTACGATGGTAGAATTGATTCATTAGTAAAACGTATAACAGGTTTTGCTGATATGATTCAATTAACTCATTTAAAACTACAACAAGTGTTGTCTAGAATAATTCCAGATGGTGTTTATTTAGACGCTGATGGTTTAGCTGAGATAGATTTAGGTAATGGAACAAACTACAATCCACAAGAAGCTTTAAATATGTTTTTCCAAACAGGTTCTGTAATTGGTAGATCGTTTACTCAAGATGGTGATATGAACCCAGGTAAAGTACCTATTCAAGAAATTACATCTGGATCTGGTGGAAACAAAATGCAAGCTCTTATTGGTAATTACAATTATTACTTACAGATGATAAGAGACGTAACCGGTCTTAACGAGGCTAGAGATGGTAGTACTCCAGACAAAAATGCTTTAGTTGGTGTTCAAAAAATAGCCGCAGCAAACTCCAACACGGCTACAAGACATATATTGCAAGCTGGTTTATTTTTAACAGCCGAGGTTGCGGAGTGTCTTTCTTTAAGAATATCTGATATTATAGAGTATTCCCCAACCAAAGACGCATTTATACAGGCTATTGGAGCGTCTAATGTGGCTACTCTTAAAGAAATGTCAGAGTTACATTTGTATGATTTTGGTATATTTATAGAGCTTTTGCCGGATGAAGAAGAAAAAGCTATGTTAGAGAATAACATACAAGTTGCGCTTCAAACGGAAAGCATAGGTCTAGAAGACGCTATAGACGTTAGAGATATTAAAAACTTAAAACTAGCAAATCAATTATTAAAGATTAGAAGAAAGAAAAAGCTTGAGTTAGATAAAGAAACTCAAAAACAAAACATAGAGCAACAGTCTCAAGCTAATCAACAGGCTTCTGCCGCGGCAGCTCAAGCTGAAATTCAAAAAAACCAAGCTTTAGCGCAAACTACAATACAATTAGAGCAAACAAAATCTCAACTTAAACTACAAGAGCAACAACAAGAAGTTGAACTTAAGAAACAATTAATGAAAATTGAGTTTGACTACAATATGCAGTTGAAAAACGCAGAGTCCCAAGGCATGGTTGATAGAGAAAACAGTAGGGAAGATAGAAAAGATAAAAGAACTAAAATACAAGCTACTCAACAAAGTGAGCTTATAGATCAAAGAAATAGTGGTGGAACACCTAAAAACTTTGAGTCTTCAGGTAATGATATATTAAGTGGAGACTTCAACTTAAATGCGTTTGACCCTAAGTAGGAATTATTAATTATTATTATATTATATTATGGAAGAAAAAAATGAAAACGTAGTCGAAGAGACTACTCAAGAAACAACTAAACAAGTTGATGAAACTAAATTTGAATCTGCTGATGACGATAGCGTTATAAAAGTAGATTTAAGTAAACCCCCAACACCAAAAAAAGATGAAGTTAAAGAAAACAACGCTGACGACAGCGGAGTGGTTGCAGAGCTTGAAAATGCCGAGCCCACACAAGAACAAGAAGAAATACAACCGGAAACTGAAACACAAGAAACTCCAGTATTAGAAGAAATCACTGAAAAAGAAGTTGAAGAGGTTGAAGAACAGGTTGAAGAAGCTATAGCAGAAGCTGAGGCTACTGGAAAGCCACTACCAGAGAATATCCAAAAGTTAATGGACTTTATGGAAGAGACTGGAGGTGATTTAAGTGACTATGTTAAGCTTAACCAAGATTATTCAAAATTAGATGATCAAAATCTATTACGTGAATATTACAAGCAAACAAAACCTCATTTAAATAACGAAGAAATTAACTTCCTTATGGAAGACACGTTCTCTTACGACGAAGATGTAGATGACGATAGAGATATACGTAGAAAGAAATTAGCGCTTAAAGAGCAAGTTGCCAGCGCTAAAAGCCACTTAGACGGGCAAAAGTCTAAATACTATGATGAGATCAAAGCTGGAAGTAAGCTCACTGAAGAGCAGCAGAAAGCTGTAAATTTCTTTAATAGGTACAACAAGGAGTCAGAAGCAACTCAAAAAATAGCAGAAAAACAAAAATCAACTTTTTTAAATAAAACTGAAAATGTTTTTAACGACAAGTTCAAAGGTTTTGAATACAACGTCGGTGATAAAAAGTATAGATTTAATGTAAACAATGCTGAAGAGGTTAAAAACGCTCAAGGTGATATTAATAATTTTGTCAAGAAGTTCTTGAATGAAAATAACGAAATGTCAGATGCCAAGGGTTATCATAAATCTCTATATACAGCAATGAATGCGGATGCTGTTGCAAAACACTTTTACGAACAAGGAAAAGCTGATGCTATGAAAAATAGTATTGCTAAAGCCAAAAACGTTGATATGAGCCCAAGACAAAGTCATGGAAAAATTGAAGCGAGTGGGATTAAAGTTAGAGTGCTAGGAGAGACTTCTAATGACTTCAAATTTAAAATTAAAAACAAAAAATAACAAATTAAAAATTAAAAATTATGGCAATTACTGCAGGAGGTAGTTTAAATAGCGTTCCAGCTTCAACGAAGCAAACG